ACTTATATTTTTGTAGTTCTTCTTTAGTAAATATTTTATTTGAGAAATTACTACCTTGTTTATTATAACCGTTTGCTATTTTTTGCAGGAGTTGTTGAACATCGGTTTTCATTATGACATTCTCCTTTCCTCTAGCATTTCTTCCATTACAAAGTATTGAGCATCTGCTGGATTAGAACCTTCGTTCTTAATAAATTCTTCAACACGTCTGTCATATTCTGCAGACCACTTAATATCTTCTCTAGCATCTTGTTCTTCGAACCATTCATTTGTAATCATTACTCAACTCCTTCCACTTCTTCGATGATTAATTTCCCATTGTTGATAAATTCCAATCTCTGAACTTCTTGTTCTTCGACTGATGTCCAATATTCAACTTCTCCGTCTGGGTAAGTAATTTTATAATAAATTGGTTTCATAGTTTCTACTCCTTAATTAATTACTATATAATATCATTGTATCACAGTTTTCTGGCAATGTAAACAACAAAATTCGCTTTTAAAGAAAAAAAGCGATTTATATTTGTAGAGTGTAACAAATTTGTTACAGTTTAATTAAGTGCCGGTACCAAACATATGCTTAGCATATCTGGCTACAAATGATTTGAAATGTTCAGTATAAACAAACATATTGTTTCCTTGGGATTCCCAACAAACAATATCAGTATCAACATTTACAGGGTTTGAAAGTAATGTAAAAGTTCCATTTTTTGTATTAAAGACTATCATATAAGTAGTTCCACTATTAACATCTAGCCATCTAAATAAAGGATCTTGTCCCATTGCTTCACTTACGAAGTCCATGGCGGTATTGATCTCATCACATATTAAAGTCTTTTGTACAAACCTAGTAGTATTTTCATTCATTCTTTCATGGAACGTTTCGTTATCCGAAGGCTCAGTAGAATATGAATAACCAACTATTAATGTCGTAAAGATAGTTGTTAATAATATAAGTGATCCAATGTAAAAGTAAAAATTCTTCATAATACTATTTCAATTTAAAATAAATTGTCTCCTCTTTAGTTTTAGGATTTATTAGTGGTAAGTAAGGCACTCCAACAGGATCTGATTTTCCAATGTATTCCCATGAATATCCTTCACTCATTTGTTGTTTAGAAGTATTTAAAAATTCCATATTTTCCCAGGTGAATAACCCTGCTATCATAACTATTGCAATCATTTCCATATCTCCAAAGCGCAATCTTTTTCATATTTTTTAAAAATGGCTTGTTTTGTCCATTCCAATTCTTGTATCAATCTATTATACCATTGTTGATCGTATGGATCACGGGCTAATCCTGAATCAACTTTTAATTGCATAATCCTAGTGTCTATATAATTAGTTCTTTCTGATAAAAAAGCGTTAACATCATCCCATGTAGTTAAAGTTGTATTACTCTGTCTTCGGCGCATAAAAACAATTCTCCTTGTAATTCCAAATTCGTTTATCGTACTCTGATGGTTTAAATATATCTGGATAGTCTTTTTTAAATTTATCTATCTTTATCTTTATCATTGTTACTCGATCTTCTAGGTTCATTTCTTCTCCTTTAAAATGAAACCATTTCGGTAGCTATGGACTAAGAATTAAAAAGCTACGTTACGTCGTGCACGACCAGGCTGGTTACCCACCTTTAATCTTTCCACTTAAAGTGGTGATCAATTCTACATTTACCATAATATAGAATGCCTAACCATACTGAAAAAAGTATGCCATCTAAGTAAGTTAACTCAGTCCAAGCTGTTGTAAAATCCATAATTTTTCTCCTATTATATAAGTAACAATTATGTTACACTATTATTTATAATTATCATGCACGTGAAGTTGTATTATTGCGTAATGAATTATCTTCATAAGATCTTTTCTATGATCTTCTCTGCTACCTTTTTTACCATAACGTTGAGCGTACTTAAGAATGTTTCCTATACAGAATCCTGTTCCATGGCTGCTATCTAATATAAATTCAGTTGCTTGAAATTTATTTTCAGAGTAATGAGCATCATAAGTTTTATCTATATGTTCTTTAATAACTTTAATATTTTTGTCTTCACTAAATTTGTAATCAATTCTAGGTATATCTACGATTTTACTATCCTTCTCAATTCTATCAACATCTTGTTTTACTAACATTTCAAATAACCTCATTCCTTTAATAAATCCTTAATCATTTCTGATTTTATATTTTTTTTATTTGCATATTTGATATCACAATATCCACAAACAACAAATCCGGTTTTTGGAACAGTGTAATAAACTCTTGGGTGATCATTATCACAAGATACTATTTCTTTGTCAGTATATATGACAGTATCAGGATATACTTGATTTGGATCATGACTTTCCATTATCTTTTTTTCCAGATATAAAAAATATGATCGCCTATTACTCTAGTTTTTTGTTTACTCTTAGCCCAGCTAGGTGTAACGTAATCTGCATGATAATGTGTAGCACCATGTGTAAGATCTGCCCAATATCCTGTAGCGATCTTTGTAGACATAGCTAAAACATACTCCCAGATATCAATATCATATTCTGGAACAACATCTGATTTACCATCGCAGAACCAACTAAATTGACATCGATGCTTGACTGGATACTTTATAGAAGGATCTTTCCAAGATGGTTTAGTAGGACCTTGTTGTACTACTTCGCATGGTGTATCTGGAAATCTTGAATCCTTTACTCTATTCATTGTAACTTGACCTACTGCAACCATACCTCTGAATGGTTGGTTTCTAGCTTCCCAATAAATATTTTTGGCTATACATAATAATTGTTCATTATCATAAAAGTTTGAATGTGCTGGTGTTAAAAATGTAAATGTAATAAAAAATGCTAATATAATTGATTTCATAACCTACTCCCTCGTTATAAATTAATTGTATCACAGTTTAAAAGCAATGTAAATAGTTTTTTTCATTTTAATTAAGATTTTTAGTATTTATATTAAAAATCTTTTTTATAGCTATAGCACATTCTTGAGCTACTTCTCTATGTTCTTTTTGAGTTCCTTCATCTGATCGAAGTTCTATATAATGGAGCCAAGATCGTATAGTACCATTCATTAACATAGTTGAACAAGTCAATCCTTCTGGTAGAACTACTCGAGCTTGTTCTTTAGCTATGCCTTTTCTGATTGCCCAATCATAATGTTCTTTTGCAGTGTCAATGACATATCGTTGCCTTGAAACCCATTCATCTTTTAAAATTATATCTTTAGTTTCTAAACTATTTTGCCTATTCTTCTGATCCTGCATTCTAGCTTCTCTGATAAAAAACATATCTTCAAGTTCTGAAGGATTAGCATATCTTTGACTAAACTCCTGAAAACTAAAACTTCGATGTCTTAATATTTGTCTAGCAATATCTCGTGTTGTAGTTATTTCCATACAAGCAGAAGCCATTTCAAATGGAGACCAATGTTTATGTTTTATGAGATAGCTTAGCAACTTATCAGTTGTTTTAGTATTATTTTGATTTTTAGGATTAGAAACTCTAGCACAATAAGATATTAAATCTTTGACATCTTTTATTCCTTCATCTTCTATTATAGAGTTACTATAACTAATTAGTCTTGCTTTTATCATTCTTAGATAATCTCCAATAATCTTTTGCACGAACTTTTATAAAAGATTTATTAGTTGCGTTTTTACTTGGATTTTTAACTGTAAGTACTACATTCTTGTCTTTTTCAAATGCTTCAAGCTGAGCAGTAATTCTTTCACTAAATGTTCTTTCACGTCTCATCATCTTAATAGTTTTTCTAGATGAATTACGTCTTTCACCTTTAGAGGTGTATTTATCTCTACCCATTCTTTTCTCCTTTAGGCTTTATTTTCAATATGTCTTTGACTTTTCACACAGTAAATAGTTTTTATTGTATGAGCAGTAGGATAGACTGATTTACCATAATTTTTAAGTTCTTCAAAATTATCATCAATATGTTTACCGCATTCTTCAGAAGTCATGAAGTATAAAGGTTTACCATCTAGCCATTTTATTTCTATGGAATCATTTAGTGGTGTATCTTTAGCATCAGCCCAGAACATCACAATTGCGATTATAAAAACATTAGTCATATTCATTTCTCCATTATAATTTAAAATCTTTAAACTTTTCACCAGATTTTGTTTTATCAAAAACTGGAGTATCATCCACTAGATTTTTTTGTTCACTATCATCTACATCATATAATCTCATTTTAGATCTATCCACTCCAATAACAAATCTTTTATGTTTAGTTGGATCATTATATCTATTTTTTAATTGTTTAACTAATAGTTGATTCATACCTTCCAATTCTTCTGTAGTGATAATAGCAAACATTAAATCAGCTGTTGCAGGTAGACCAAAACTTTCTGAGGTATCTTCTAATCCTACATCTGAATTGGAATAACCTGATCTTGTAGTTTGAGTAGCAGAGAATATCGGTACATCAAACTCTACAGCTAAGCCTCTTAATTCTTCAGCTATGGTTTTAATATAAGTATAAGAATTAATTGCACCACCCATAGACTTAACTCGAGACGATGACATAATATTTAAATAATCTACAAATACAATATCTGGTCTAAAATTCTTTTTGAGTTTAAGTTCATTCATTAGAGCTCGCATATGAGAAGTGTTTGCTTGCCCAGTAGGATATTCTTTTATGATTAATTTACCAGTAGTTTGTCTAGCAAGATTGGCTACTTTAGTTGTAAACATATCTTTAGAAAGATTGTGTATTTGATCAATTGGCAAATTTAATAAGTTAGCATCAATACGTTCTGCTATTCTTTCTTCAGCCATTTCTAAAGTAACATATAAAACATTATGGCCTTGTACTAAAGCAGATCCTGCTACATGACACATGAAAAGCGACTTCCCGACTCCTGTACCAGCTAAACAAATATTTAATGTTTTGTTAGGTAAACCGCCTTTAGTAATTTTATTAAGATAATCCAAATCAAATGGAATCTTACTTTCATCTTTATGATAAAAGTTATATCTTTCATCAATGTTTTCAGTGTAACTATGACCTACATTAGTATCAAAGCAAACTCCTAAGGCAGTTTGTAATATATTAGGCAATGATCCTTTAGTTAGTGTATCGTGTTTACCATCAATGATTCTTATTGATTCCATGATAGCATTATAAACAGCTCTATCTTGACACCATTTTTCAGTTGAATCCAATAGCCAATTATTATCTACTTTTTGTTTACTAAAAAGATTTGGAATTATTTCTACAGCATGTTTATAGTGTTCTTTACTAAAATTTTCAGATTGATCTATCTCAATCTTAAATGATTCAGATGTTGGGAGTTTATTATATTTTCCAACAAACTTTCCTGCTTCTTTAAATAGAACTCTATACACGCCTTCAAAATAATCAGGCTTTACAAAAGGTAAAACCTTCCTCATAAATTTTTCATTAGTTAATATATTTCTTAATATAGTTTGTTCTAAGTTTGCGTTCAATTCTTTTTTCTTTCTGTTGTTACAATGCTACCATCTTGTAGCCCTCTTTCAATAATAGAATTTAAAATATTACCTGCTTCTTTTTGCAAATCTTCATTAGTTTCTGTCAAGTCTTCAATCGGTGATTGTATAACCTTAAAACTGAAGCTAAGGTAATCTTCTTTTTCATTTGCTGCAAGATTTCCATAACGTATTATAGTTTCAACAAAAGAACCTTTTAAGATACGGACGTTCCAACCGTATTCACTTTCATCGGTTGGAGTAAGTTCATATTCTACGTTCTCCTGATATTCTTTAGTCTCTTCCATATAATCACCAGCAGTAGTAAATTTCAAATCTATCATATTTTATATTTTTGCTGTAGTATTTTAGCTAATTCAGTTTCTTCAAATATAGGATCCCAAAATTCTTTTGACATAGTTTCATCCAATCTAACTTTTCTGTCATCACCATTTCTTTGATACCAACCATTTGACGGTTTAACTACATGACCAGTTTCTAAAGCTACATCTAATAATCCAGAATACTTTTGTACGCCGCCTTCCCAAGATACTGTGATAGGAATCTTAGACTTTTCTTTGACGTATCTAGATTTTTCTACGTTAATTACAAAATGGTATCCTTGAATCTCTGTACCTTTTTTATCTTGTTGGCGACCTAATATCCAGATATTATCTGCTGAGTAGTATATTCCTGTACCACCAGAAACTATAGCTTTCGGAAATAATCCAATCTCTTGGTAAGTATGATTGACTGCAACTAGAGGAATATCTTTCATATTTAGATACGGTGTACACATTCTGAATAAACCTTTAAGTGCTTTAGCTCTTGACATATCAGCCACTGACTTTTCATTGATAGCATCATCTAACTCTTTCTTTGATGCTAAGTTACCAATGGAATCAATCATAATTATAACTTTATCTTTTCTATCTAATTGTTCCATTTGGCCAACGATATCAAATTTTAATTCTTCTACATTAGTTATTGGTACATGTAATACTCTACTAGTATCAATATCAAAATTTTCAAAATAAGATTGTGGTGAACCAAACTCTGAATCATAAAATAACAGTACAGAATCTTTATATTTTTTAAGATAAGCACTAGCCATTATTAATCCAAAAGATGTTTTAAAATGTTTTGATGGGCCAGCTAAAACAGTTAATCCTGGTGCTAATCCTCCGTCCATAGATCCTGATAAAGCTACATTAATCATAGGTACATCAGTTGATACCATATCAGCTTCAGTAAAAAATTTTGACTCTGATAATATTTGTGTTTCTTTTATTTTAGAATTACTTCTTAGTTTATCCATTATTGACATAAGCATTCTCCTTTATTCTATTATACCATAAATTCATCTAATTGTAAACAATCTTTTTCATATTCGTAAGATTTATTTTTATTATTTTGAACTAGGTATTTGGTTTCTATTAATTGATTGTCTAATCGACCAGATGCAAACGCGTTTACTTGTTCTGCCATATCTTTTGCGGTTTTAACTGGTACGTTTTGGCATATATGATTGTATTGTGATGGGTTTAGTAATTCCATATCTCTTGGTAGATACATAATCTCCATTGCTTCTCTGATAGTTAAATATCTATCTTCTATTGGGTGAGTTAGTAATTTAGGTAAATGTCCTACAAAAGCTCCTATATAGTTTTTAGGAAATGTTGTAGTTCTTCTCATTATATTCTGACCATTTTTAATTTTAGTATTCATTCTGTCAATCATATTATAAGTTCTTTCATGGTCTTTATCTTTTAACCATAATAACAACTTATCATATGAGTCATGCTTTTCGATATATTCAAATGCGTTAGTAGTATGTTTAAGTTGTTCTATGAATTCTTTATGACTTATTCCTCCATGCATTTCTTCTAAAATATATTTGTACAAAGGATAGTCACTAGGTTTATTAGTATTTAATAGAACATTCATTTTATCATTTGGATCATTAGGTACATTAGCCAAATGTTCTTCAATCTTAATATTTGGTCTTTGTATGTAATCAAATAAAGGTATCTTATTACCTTTCCAAAAGAAATAAAACGTTCTATTTCTAACTTGAGAATATCCTTGAACTAAAGATTGAGTTTTATATATTGACATTGTATAGCCATGATTATCTGATATTTTTCTAAGCTTCTCTACAACAGGTATACCAACTTTTTGGCCAAGTCCTGGAGCATTTTCACCCCAGAATACTTTAGGTGTTAATGTTCCTAAAACATATTCAGCAGTTTCATACATCCAATTATTAGCTGCAGCTTCTGAGCTTGAGTGTGTACTTAATGTAGATAATCCTGCACAAGGACAAACTGTATTAACTACATCTACTTTTTTAGGCTTATATGATTTATTTTCATCTAAAAAAACATAATCATTTTTCCAACCATGTTTTTGTAAATAGTTTATATAATGAGCATCATTAGCTTCAAAATCTTTATAAGACAATACCCATTCTGGTTGTTGACCATTAAGAGATTCTTGAATTCCTAAACTTTCTCCTCCTATAAGAGGAACTATAGAGCCATATGTTATCATAAGCTATCCTTTACTTTTTTTATCATTCTTTGTTGTCTATCTTTATCATCATAGTGTAATGGTATGCAGGTTGCTAATAAGAGCAATCCGCCTTTCATAATAAGATCATGATCTAAATTATATTTCATAAGTTTTTCTACGAAAATTGTATTAACTGCCCTATTAAGTGGAACATCATTAACTATTGATGAATAACCGAAATGTAAATCATGAGCTAACTTAGCCCAATCATAATAATTATCGCCAAGAGTTCCAACATAACTGCCATACTGACCTCGAGGATCAATTAATTTAAATTGGTCTGTATATTGATTATATAATATATTGCCAAAATGAAAATCTCCGTGATGCACTTCTATGGGTTTTGTCTTTTTATGTATAGCTCTAGCAAATCCAGCCAGCTTTTCTTTCTCTAGGTCAGTAAAAGCTTCATTTTTTTCTAATCTTTTTTCACTTTTATATAACCACATATTTAATGATTGGCTACTAAATTTACTAACTAACTCTGAACTATTGACAGGCTCATTAAAATATTTTAGTTTTATAGTAAATACTTTTTCTAAAATATAATCCCAGACTGATGAAGGTAAATTTTCATAAAGCATAAGATCAGATAATAATATTCCAGATTCATATGACATTATTAAGTCAGTATTATGTGGCAATATTCTAGGAACAAACATTGATTGTTCAGGACTTAGTTTTTCATACCATAGTTTTTCATTTTTCAATGTTGATATAGAATGTTCATTATGGTAATCTGGAGTTTTACGAATAGTTCCAAGTTCAGAATTAAATTTTAAATTATTAAACGCTCTGCTTTTTAAATTTAAAAGTTCTGCACACGTTTTATAATAAGTAGGAAGATCACCTATATCATACCACTTATTTGTTACTATTTTTTGAAAAGATCCCCATTCTGCAGCATAATTTTCTAAAGCATGCGATATATCGTATTCATTAGTTCTATCAAAAGCTTTTGATGCACCTGGCCCGTATGCAAAAGAATATAATCCAACTAAAGCGACAGCATCATCAATGTACCATTTAGGTTTATTATAATACTGTGATCCGTCCCACATACACCAAGAAGATTGATCTTGAACTTCTTTAGTTAATAAAAAATCATCACCTAATGGTAAATCTTTTTCTAAGATGATAGCATCACCTAACCAAACTACTAATGGCTTATCAAGATTTTTTAATTTCTTTATGCCTATATTTATAGCATCTCTAGGACCTTTTAATTCAGGTTGATTTACAAATTTAATTCTAGGATGCTTTATTTTACAATACTCTCTAATATCATCAAACTTACCATCTACTATAATGATTTCTTCTACACCGCCATTGACAGCTTCAATAATATAATCTAAACATGGTTTACCATTAACTCTAACCATAATTTTAGACATATTAGAAGATAATGGTTTTAATCTTGTAGCAGATCCAGCTGCAGGTATAACTAAATTGAATTTACCCATTTATCAAAATCCTTTAAATTTGTTCCTTTATCATCAACATAAAGTTCAGCGTAAGGTTTACCAAATATTAGTTCATCATAAGGAACGTTATAGTACGTTAACCAAGTTCTAGTAATATTACCAACTTCATTTTGTATTTTATTTAAATCACCTTTATGAGTTAACATTCTCCTAGCAGTATATATGATTATATAATCGCCACGATCATGCAACTTTTGCATAGATTTTATTATAGGTAAGTTAGGTTTTGCTTTACCATATTTGTTTTCAGCATCAGAATATTCGTGATTAGGAAAACATATAGTATCGTCTAAATCAAAGCACAGCGAGCTCATTCATAACCTTTCCATTTAAATAGTTACCGTTGTAATATCCATCTAGTATAATGTTATCTAGTTCAATTCTTAATTTCGCATATGCAACATCATCATTTTCTAAGTATGTAATTTTATCAAAAAGATCTTTAGAATCTTTAATCCTTAAAATATCCGGACATGGTATATTATGTTGTTCATCATACGTAGGGTGTAAGAAAGGTATAATACCATAATGAGACATTTCCCAGTACTTAGCAGTACACCAACCTTTTTTGATTGGAATACAAAATGTATATTTTACTTTAGGTAACATAGATTGTAATTCATTAAATTTTTTAGGTCCTTTAAACCTTGAATCTTTACTTAATATATTTTCATTCCATTTTCCGTATATGTCTACTTCTTCAACATGATCTAAGATATATCTTTTTAAATCTTTATATCTCGATGGCCTGCCTTCGTTGCAAACAATCATAAATTTTATATCTTTTTCTGTGGTTTGAGCTGAAGAATTATCAAAGAAACTATCTAAAGAACTTGGAGCTTCATTTATAAATTGCCCTCTGTCTTTACCAATTAAAAATATAGTTTCCATTTTAGCATATTCACTAGGTATTTTATTTTCTATGATATTATGATCAGTATATGAAGTATGAATTTTATGTAATATAGTTTCATCATATTGAGACAAAACTTTAATTGGAGGATTGAACATGTCCTTTCCAACTCCCGGGAACAATCTAGGATCGTTTAATATCATTATCCATGGAGATTTTGTTTCATTAAGAAAATGTATAACAGGTCCTGCATATTTAGCATGCATATCTAAAGGATTGCAAAGCTCAGATGGGTTTTTAATTTTTCTAACTTTGCCTCTAACATTTAATGTAGAAGCATTGCCCATCATAAACAAACATTTATCAACTTTATAATTTGGAATAATAACCTCTTCCATATATCTTTGTCTATCATCTGATTTATTATCACCACTCTTATAGGTTTGAGATTTCCATTGAGAAAAGCTAGACCATGGATTTACTACATTATTATGCTTGTTTATTCTTTGCTGTACTGATGAAGATAATCTATCATAATCAGTTACACCTATAAAAACAAAAGTATGATCTGGATTTTTATGTATAATATTTTCAAATAATATAGGGGCTTCATTATCACCACCTACAGCTCCCCAGTTATTACTATTAAAGCCAACCGACTTTCCTAATTTACCTATTCCTATTTTCATTAAGATACTCCTTTATATTATTCATAACTTTAGGCTCAAATGTTTTATCATTGAATTGTCTATTTAGACCTGATGGATGTGGTGCTTTAAAATGTTTAACTTTATTTCGTGTTAAATATGTATTTGCTAAATTACCTAATGTAATTCTACATTTATATTTTTTAAGGCTGCCAGGATTTAATGTAACTTTTTTAAGAGTTAGATTTGGTATAAATTCATCAACTAAATTTACAAAATCATATTCATATACTCCAGCATTAGTCATCCATTTTTTTAACTTACCTAGTGTTGGTGAGGTTTCAGCAGTTTTATTAGGGTTAGGACTGTGTCCTATAACAATCACTTTATTCATAATTTATTATACCATATTTTTTTATTAATGTAAATCAAATTTTACGTTAGCTTCTGATAATAATTTTTTAGATAGTTCCCAAGATTCAGACCATCTTTCTG